TCTTTTTCTTAATTCTTCGACAAAATTTTAATGTGATCAAATTGATATAGATCTCTCTTACTTCATCTTGTTTGCAAGAAAGCACCCATTTGATATCAGATTCGTGGTGCATGATTTACCTTCGTTTGATGTGACTTGTTTCCTAATTGCTGCTTAGATTCCAGCACCCAATCTTTCTTCTCTGATGACCGAACAATCTTCAAATCAGCCATAGGAGCCATGTTCTGATATTTTGACGGATCCACAATCTTGCAAAGTCCCCATGCTTCCAAGAGATTAGCAATACGATTTCGACGAGCAACATCACCAATTGTAAGCGTAGATGGCTTCTTATTCAAGTAATAGATTTCTTTGAAATGAATGATGTAATACTTCCCAGCTTTCTGAAGAATGTTACATGTCTGTGTCAATGTCTTGGATCCCTTAGAAGGAATCCCAATACGAGTCAAAGTTTCTCGAATCTTAGGAAAGGCTTCTTCGTCTCCTTTAAAATCTATTTCTAGCATCTTATCCAAGCTCCAGTCATAAAGAACCGATTCTGGAGATGCTATGATTGTGTTATCTGTCATGACGTACTTCCTTATTATTTTACAAAACAAAAATCAGGCCCTACTTCTTTGCCTTTCCTACTTTGCCGCCTGTTGACAAAGAATCTTTAATTTTCTGAAGCTGTTCTTCAGAAAGAATTTCAATGTACTCCAATGCTTTCTTTTCAGATACATTGTAGAACTTCATTACATCCAGCAGCTGATCTGTCTTTTCCTGCTTCTTTTCCCACTTGCCATATCTCTTCTTCTTGTTAACAGAGTAGAAGTAGAAAAGATATTGCGAATACAGATCAACGTACTTGAATCCATTTGCTTCATCTGAATAGAAGACTGTATCAAAATTATTTGACATTGCTCTATTCAACATGAAAGCATTACTTACTTCTTCGATTTGTTGCTGTGTTAAAAGCTCGAACGAAGAATTGATGTTATTTGCTATGTCAAAGAATGATTTAACTTCCACTGCTTGCCTCTGCTTCTTCCTTAGTCATCCAATATGGCATTTGAATGTATGCTGGTTCTAGTATACCATCGTTTATGATGTAGTGCACATAAGATTCATTTCCCATGAATTCATGAGCACTATTTTCAAACCATTCGAAGATATCATAGAGACCTTCGTCATCATTATCTTCAGCTAGCATCGAAAGCAGAACATGAATGTTGTTAGCCAAGAATTTAAAATCCAAAGATGTTACATCTTTCTTTTCAAAATAACTTTTTGGCTGAGTGATAACAAAAGAGTAGAGACTCTTTGATTCATCGTTATCAAACATGAACATCATCGTAATCGAAGGAACGCACGATACACCTGTTTTATTATCTGATTCATACGAATGAATCCAGTTTCCACATTTATTCAATGTTTCTGTGAAATGCATCACATTCATCACAGATGGATCAAATGTACGATCCAAATGCATGATCGACAAAATTTGAAATGATTCATTTGGATCGTACATATTTCACTTCCATTCAGCCGTAGCCATGATTTCTGTCATACAAGCCATCAATGTGATCTCAGCATCTGCTGTTCGCGTCACTCGATCTTGATATGTATCAAGAAGGAGAACGATCTGAGGAATAGATTGCCCAACAAATAGATCCAGGAGACGATCGTAGATATCACGGAAGACTGCTTGGTAATCTCCAGAATTCTGAGCAACCCATTTTCGAACTTCACCGAACTTCTTGTTCTTCATAGCTTCATAAAGAGCATTCGTTGGGATAGCAGCATCCAAAGATTCCGAAGTGATATTTCCACGAGCACCTGCTTTTTGCAAAGCATTCAAGACACGTCGCATATCAGGGAAGAATCGAGCAACAATAGTAGCAACTGCTTTCTTGTCAAATTCGATGTTCTCTTCTTTCAGAATTTCCATGCAACGCTTCCATGCTTTCATGGTAAGCTCTTGCTTTTCTTCATTCGTTGTGCTGAAATCAATAGCAATACATCGAGATTGAATAGCATCGATGATCTTATTCTTAAAGTTTGCAGTGAATACAAATCGCGTGTTCTGGCTAAATTCTTCAATAAAACCACGCAGAGCTTTCTGCCCAGCATCCGAAATACCATCTGCTTCATCCAGCATAACAATCTTCAAATTACCTTCCATCGAAGCTGTCGATGCAAACTGCGATACTTTCGTTCGAATCGTATCAACGCCATTTTCATTCGATGCATTGATGTAAAGCAGATCAGCATCGAGCATCTTTGCCAATGCTTTAGCAACTGTTGTCTTCCCAATCCCGGCCGAACCAGTCAAGAGCAAATGTGGAATCTGTCCATTCTTCACATACGAAGTACATTCATCACGAAGCCGATCTGGCATGATGATATCCTTGATATCAGATGGACGGTACTTTTCAACAAACAAATATTCTGTGCTATCTTCAATCAAACTCATGTTATTCCTTATCAATTTTTAATGTTCCGCATTTAGGACAAAGGTAAACTTCTTGCCAATATTTCCATCCAATACTGTACTCCATCTTTACTTCGACTATCTGAAATGGCAGAAGATCAGAAGCAACGGTAAATCCGTGACAATCCTCTTTGTATTCTACCTTCGAATCGTCATATCCACATACACATTTCATGATTTATTTCCTTCTGTTGGGATTACAACGAAAGGTTCGATTTGTTGTGTTACATCTTCGAAATTGATGCTGAACAGATCTTTTGATTTTACAGAATAAATGGTCAAGCTTCTGTATTTGTTGAATGCTCCTGTATCGATGTTCAAACACTTGCCAATCTTCACAGGAGTGTTCATGATAGTGTGACCGGATACGATCAAAGAAAGATCATCGGAATTGTATCGATCGAACTTTTCTTTGGAAACTTTACACGTCTTTGGATCTGTCCCATAGAAGTCATAGAATAGACTGCGTCCCCAAAAAGAGAATTCTTCGCCATCTGATCTAGCAATTCTACAGAGTTGATTAAGCGTTTCATCATTCTCGATGTTTTCATCGGTCAAACCAATACCATTCGTGACATTGAATTCTGCGTGAACAATATGAATTTTGTTCTTACCCTTGATAGTTCTTACACGAGGAAGGCTTATGAGTTCATCAGCCAAATCTCGAATTTCCATCATGTCATCTGTATGAGCATATCGTTGAATCCAATCACCACCATTGTTCAAGAATGAATATCCATATCCATCTGGATTGTTTTTCACATATGAATAGAACATTTGTTCATGATTCCCTAGAACAGGAAAAAACCACTTTTCTCGAATAAGTTTCAGTGTCCCAAATGAATCGATGCCTCGATCGACAAGATCTCCGACAGAGAACATACGATCTTTTTCTTTATCAAAACTAACTTCTTTCATGAACTTTTCCAGAAGATGAACAGATCCATGTAGATCTCCTACAATGTAATCTTTCCCGACTAAATTCTCTTCATGCTCAATACGAAGAACTTCTCCAAATTTCAAATCCATTATAAACCTTTCTGTATTGTTATTTTCTGCATTCGACTACATTGATACATCCAAACCAAACAAATGCAACTGACGTTGATCTGGTAAAGATTAAACCGGAACCAAGTGACTTCGAGTTGCATATTGTGTGATGGTGTTGTATTGATCTTTCGTAATCTTAAATTCTTCTATGATATCTGCTCTCTTCTTTCCTTCGATCTCTTTTGATCGACGAACAGCCAGAATAACTTCATCTGAAAGAACAACTTTACCAGATGCAATAGAAGCATCAACAGCTGCTCTTGATCTAGCTTGCCTACTCATCTTACGTTTCGTCTCTGGTCGTTCTTCTTTCATTACAGAATTGTAGAGACTCTGACGAATAGGCATCAACATACCAACATGCATATCATTCCTTATGAAATAATCTTACATCTACTCTAACACTGATAATCATTCTTTGTCAAGTGCTAATCTTTCTTATAAGTAGATTTCCCATAGCACGCACCCGTCATGGTGATAAAGACACCTATAACGTTAAAGGAATAAAAGAAAAAGTTCTTTAAGACCTTCTGAAGAAAGAAATGCTGAATAGAATTGTTGCAAAAATCGTTATGATTAAACGAAAGCCATGATGTTCTTATTATTCTATGGATACTTTCTTGAATCGCTTTAAACACATTATCAGGCGCATTTTTATTCCTTGCGGACACAGATTGCCAACTGTGACTAATATCACCAATAGAGCCTGTTTCATCAATCAGAGATTAGCTGATTGTTCCTGCGGGTGCGTGTGAGAGTGTATTGCATTCACTCTCGAACAGGGTGCGAAGATTTTATGTCTTCTGCAGAACTTTGATCATCTGTCTATCATCTCTTTTCTTTCCAGCAACCGAGACGTGGTCCATTCACTAAAGGAGGAAGTCCTTGATTTATAGTTTATATGAGTGTGTCTTCTATGTCAAGCTCTTTCTGTAAAGATAGATGAAAATATTTTGTAAAAAGATCTTGACTTGATGAATGTATGAATGTAGAATGGTTTTATAAGAATAATAACAATGTAGAGGAAGTATGGCAGATTACATCAACAAAGAAGAAATGTTAGCGGAAATTCTTGAGTACAGACTAGCTGTTTTGAAAGCAAAAGAGGAAGGAATAGATAAACCATCTCTATCGAATTCATTGATGAAGAAGTTCATGATGATAACAGATGGAATAGCACGAAGACCTAACTTCAATGGCTACTCATTCTTGGACGAAATGAAGTCCAGAGCAAATTATTCTTGCATCAAGAAGGCTCACTACTTCGATCCAACAAAGTCAGACAATCCCTTTGGGTATTACTCGAGAGTCATCTGGAGAGAGTTCTTGAACGTCATCAAGGAAGAAGAAAAGCAAAGCTATATCAAAGCAAAAACTTTCTATAATTCATCCGCAACATTCGACTCTCTGGAGTATGATAAAGATGTTGATGTTCAATCTGAAGGATTTGCTGTTCCATATTTTGACGTTGACGAATACGAAAAGAAGAATGGGATAGATAATTCTCACACAAAGAAAGAAAAGAAGTTGAAGGAACAAAGAGGTCCATTGTCCGATTTCCTCGAAGCGGATGAAATCTTTGATTCGTTTGATTTAGAAGACGTAGAAGAATGATCCCGATAGTTGGAGATATGCATGTCGGGGCAAGATCCGGCAACAAGCTATATCATGAATATTTCTCTCTCTGGCTGAAAGATTTCTTTCAGTTCGTAGATGATAACGACATTCGTGAATTTATTCAACTCGGTGACATGTTTGATGTGCGTAAGCATGTTGATACTTGGTGTCTTTCATGGTTCAAAGAAAAGTTTGTCAAAGAATGTGTTGACAGAAAACTTCTGGTTCATGTCATCATAGGGAATCATGACATACACTATAGAGAATCACTAGAAGTGAACACGCCAAATCTAGTTTTATCTGAATGGTCTGATACATTCAACGTAATTGATAAACCTACAGAAGTTGCTATTGATGGTAAGACCTTTCTTCTGGTTCCTTGGATAGCAAAATCAAATAAAGAAGATGTAGAAAAGGCAATCAAGAAATCTAAAGCTTCATATCTATGTGGTCACTTTGAATTCAATGGATTTCCCATGCATAAGGGATCTGTCGCAAAAACAAAGCATGACCATGTTAGCTATGGAAAATTCAAGAAGATCTTCTCTGGACATTTTCATACAAAGTCTGAGAAAGACAACGTAATCTATACAGGAACACCATATGAAACAACGTGGATTGATGCTAACGATGAAAAGGGATTTTATGTCATTGGAGAAGATACAATACGGTTTGAACCGAACAGCCATACTTTTCATGAATTTATTCGGTTTCCTGAAGTAAGAGATGTATCAAAGAAATTTATCAGAGGAATCATAGAAGATCTATCTGATAAAAAAGCTATCGAGAATTGGAAAGAAAAACTCCTTGCTTTTAATCCACATGATATAAAATTTCAAGAAAAGACTCAAGTAACATATGCATCATCTGTGAACATGGATAAGATCAAATCTACAGAAGAATTTATCTTCGATTTCATTGATGAAACGGAAACAAATCTTGATAAAGATAGATTGAAGAACATCATGTCTGGTATCTATCAAGCTGTGATGGGAGATGATAATGCTTAATTTTGGAGTCTTAACAGGTAAGAACATCATGTCTTTTGGTTCTGGTGGATTTGAGATTGATCTATCAGAAAATCAAATTTCGATGATGCGAGGTAAATCTGGAAATGGTAAGTCAACGATTCTTGAAGCATTGACATATTGTCTTTTTGGTAAGCCTTACAGAAACATCAAGTTAGCGCAGCTGATTAATTCTATCAATGGCAAAGGGATGTTAACAACGATATCATTCACATCCAATCAAGATACATTCAAAGTCATCAGAGGGATGAAACCGGCTATCTTTGAAATTTACAAGAATGGGGAGATGATACCAGAAGAAGCAGCATCCAGAGACTATCAAAAGTTCTTAGAAGAATCTATTCTTGGTTTTGGTTATAAGACATTCAAGCAAGTTTGTGTTATTGGATCAACAGCATATACACAATTCATGTCTCTTAGTTCGAGTGAAAGACGTAACATGATTGAAGAACTACTTGATATCGCAGTCTTCTCTAGAATGGATCTTAAAGTAAAAGAACTTCTGAAGAAGATGAAAAAAGATGTTGATTTGATCTCTACTCTTGTTGATGCAAAGAATTCTGAATTAGGGAGACTGAATAAAATTCTATCCGAGATGCAAGAATCCGAATCAAGGAAGAAAACAGAATTCAAAGATCAGATAGATTCGCTAGAAAAAGAGAAGACTGAAATTAATAGTCGGATTGATCAATACAATAAGATTGTCTCCCAGTTGATCGAGAAAACAGCAGATGAATCTAAGATTAGAAAATCTCATTTGGATTCTCAGAATGAACTTCGAGGATATTTGGATACAATTTCCAGGTCGAAGTCTACGATGAAGTTTTTCGAATCGAATGACATGTGTTCAACATGCAATCAAGAAATTACAGCTGATCATAAGCATTCGATTGTTTCGAAAGAAAAACAGATTGTTTCAGATACGATGAAACTTTCCAAAGAAATTTATTCTACGATAGAAGAATTCAATAAAAAGATAGAAGAATTTGATTCTTTTGCAGACGCATTGCATAAAGCAACCAACAAATTGCTTGAACTACAATCAGATCTCAGAGCAAAAGAATCGCTGCTGACAAACGTGAACCGAGAGTTGAACCGAGAGAATGATTCCGATAAGGTGATCAAACAAAGCAATCAAGTTTCAGATGAACTCAGAACAAATATGGTTCAGAAGATTATTTTGTTGGAAGACCTGGATTACATTAATGTTTGTGCTACAATTCTTAAAGATACAGGAATCAAATCTAAGATTATATCAACGTTCATTCCCATGATAAATGATCGAATCAATCATTATCTGGAATCTTTTGATTTGTTTGTTAACTTCGAATTGGATGAGAATTTCAGCGAAACCATAAAGAGCAGACATCGCGATGCATTTACATACGACTCTTTCTCAGAGGGAGAAAAAGCAAGAATTGATACCGCGATACTTTTCACATGGAGAGACATTGCACGAAGAAAGAATTCTGTATCAACAAATCTTTTGATCTTCGATGAAACTTGCGATCGTTCTTTGGATGATGATTCTATCCAAAGTTTCCTTGAAATTCTCCGTGAACAAGATGGAACCAACACCCTGATCATCACACACAGAGGAGCAGATCCTGTTTATTTTGATCGTTGCTATCATGTAGATAAGAGATCGGATGGATTCTCGAGGTTAGAAGATTTAAGTTGACTTCTTTGAAACTTTCTTGTAAACTCCAATCATTGGAAGTCCAAGGAGACAGAAATGGCAAAAGTCTATAAGAAAGTTGGCAATGATTATGTGGAAGTAGACAGCCCACTAAATCCAGACATCATTGCTGCTAATCTCACACAGAATCCAATCTATGGTTTGATTTCAACGGATCAATCTCAGACGAGACAATCTGTCTACTATTTCTTGATGCTTTTGTTTTCGATCCCAGCTTTCACTGATTACATGATTTGGAAACACTTCTCTCAAGTTTTTGCTTGTGTATATGGGCTTCTGATCATTTTTTGTTTTGTGAAACCTAAGATGTGGGTTGTATTGGCGATCGTTACTGTTGGATTTTACTTCATGACAGAAGCATATAAGTTGCCTATCTTCTGATAGCTCACTTTTCAATTTTAAATAGGAAGTTACTTTAAACGAGAACTTCCTATTATGCTTTCAGAATCGCCATTTTATCATTCATCAATACGAACAATTTTAATCGCCTTCGGTCGTCTTTTTACAGATCTTCAATTCGAGCGTAAAGATTCGGACGGAAATGTAGTTCAGCTTATCAAAGTTCCTGTTGCTCCTGGATCCAGGGAAAAATGGATAGCAAGAATACAAGAAGATCCAAACCTATCAGGTAAGACTCAAATCACGCTTCCAAGAATTGGATTTGAGTTGGATGGGTTTCAATATGATGCGTCAAGAAAATTACAGACGATGACACAGTTTTCTGGAAATCTTTCTGGAAAACTTGATGAGATAACAACAGCATATTCACCAGTTCCTTATACTTTGTCTTTCAAATTGTATGTTGTTTCAAAGACACAAGGTGATGCTTTACAGATTGTTGAGCAGATTCTTCCTTTCTTTACTCCTGGATATACAGTCACCGTAGAGATGTTTCCTGAAGTTGGAATCAATCAAGACATTCCATTTGTTCTTCAAGGTGTCTCGATGGAAGATAGCTACGATGGTCCTTTTGAAACAAAAAGAACAGTTACATACATCTTAGAATTCGTTGCTAAAGCAGAACTTCTTGGTCCTGCTAAGTCTGGAGGAAATACAATTCTTCATACTAGAGTGAAGCTTGGTTCTTCTTTAGACAAGCTAGAAGAGATGCATTCTTGGGATGCGACAGAAAATGGTGATGTAACGAACAATGGATGGTCAGAACTTTTGTAATTCCTAGTTCTATGTAAGGGCTTTGTTGATTGTCTGAATCTTTGATTGTATAATCACTTTATTGTGATAACGGAGATTGTTATGAATAAGCAGATTGAATTGTTTGACCAACTCGTTAAGCTGACGAAAGAAACCGAAGCTTTCTATAAGCAAGAATTCTTGCTGGATGATAAGATCTACTGGATCTTCAACTATCGGCTGGCAACTTATACCGATTTCATGTTGCCGGGTGCTTTGTGGTGTCGTGGTACGATGTTTGAAGTTACGAAGGACGGCGACTGTGTGCGTTTGGCATCTTTGCCTATGCCAAAGTTCTTCAACATCAATGAGAATCCAATGACGATGAATCTTGATCTGAATGAGATTGATTGGATTGAAGTTAAGTCTGATGGCTCATTGATGTCGACTTACATGCATAACGGTGAACTTCGATTGAAGAGCAAAGGTTCTCTGTTCTCTGAGCAAGCTATTGATGCAATGAAGTGGCTCGATCAACCAGAAAATGCTGATTTGAAAAAGAAACTTAAATCAGCCGAAGTTCACGGTAATACGGTCAATTTGGAATGGGTTGCTCCTTGGAATCGCATCGTATTAGGCTACTTGGAACCACGTCTGATTGTTCTTAATTCTATTGACGTTATTCAAGTTGACTGGAATCTTAAAGGATACATCGATTTGTGGTTTTCTGAATGGATGAACGCACTAGTTAACATGCAATCCGGTTTGTCTCATAAGGAATTCATCGAGCAAGTCCCTTCGATGCTCGATGATATCGAAGGTTTCATCTTTGTGATGAAAAATGGTCAACGAGTGAAGATCAAGACTGACAAATATATCAGTCTGCATCATGCAAAGGATTCGATTAATAATCCTCGTCGACTTTATGAATGTATCTTGGATGAAGGTGTTGACGATCTGCGTTCGATGTTTGCTACTGATGCTCTTGCAATGAAAACAATCGATGATATGCAAGAGAAGGTATCGACTCTTTACAATCATGTTGTCTATACTGTAGAAAAAGCATACGAAGATAACAAACATCTTGTTCGTAAGGACTTTGCTATCAAGATGAAGGCAGATATCAATGACTTGCTTTTTGGTTTGGTGATGAATCTTTACATCGGTCGAAGCAATGATTATAAGGATTTCATGAAGCGCAAATACAAAGAATTTGGCTTCAACGATCTCCAGAAGAATGCCGAATAAGTCTTTACTTTTCATAGAAGTTTTTGTATAATTGATTTATTGAAACACACTGGAGAGAACATTATGAACACTTTGACTAAGCAAGAAGCATGTGCTTTGCATGACGCTCTTTCTAACTTGAAGATTGAAGATTGTACGACTGATCTTCTGTCTGGTTTGTTGAAGTTGCGTCAAATCACTCAGAACAACATACTGGAATTTCATATTCCGGCTGGATATAAGCTTAGTGGCGTTAAAACACTCCGATGCTGGCTTGATCTTTCTTTGAAAGATGCTGTTGATATGTATAATGATGGAGTTCATGTAGCCGGAAATGTGCTTATCCGTTATGAAACTGATCGTATCGTCGTGGCAGCTGGCATCGAACCAGGAATTCGAGTTTCGTTGAATGGCAAGTTCGTATGAATCTGAAATTCATACGTGATATTCCTCTTGGGAAAATCTTTGTGGCTTGTTCAGGAGGAGCTGATTCTTTGGCTCTTCTGCATTATGCTCGGTCACAAGGACTAGATCCAGAAATCGCATACTTCGGTCATGGAGATGATGTACAAAAAGATGAACATCATTTCTTCATGAATCATATAATCGAACACAATTTCAAATTCACCATGATGAGTAATCATGAAGTGAAGCCAAATTGCAAGTCACCTAAAGAGTTCTATCGAGAGAAGCGCTATGCTTTTCTAAGTTCTCTGAATGGAACCGTTCTTCTGGGACATACACTTGATGATGTTGCAGAAGGATTTCTGTTTTACACAATTCGATGCGGAGAAGGTCATCTGATTCCATATCAACGTGACAATTGCATTCGTCCGTTTCTTTTGAACACGAAGCAAGATTGTATTGACTTCCTTCAGAAGATCGGTGTACAATGGTTTGAAGATCCAACAAACGAAGATCGGAAATTCACACGAAATCTTATTCGACATGATATGATGCCTCTTGTGAATCAAGTCAATCCTGGGTTCAAGAAGGTTGTTCGTCGGAAGCTGATTGAAAAATTGAAACGAGAGGAAATTCTATGATGGATTTGATTTTTATCGTGACCATTTCTGTTTTAGTTCTTGTGATTTGCATTTATACACTACTCTTAAAGTAAGGAAAATTATGTTATCTTTTTTGATTGGAATCATATTCGGCGTTTTCATCGGATTGATTTTTATTGCATCATCTTTCATTAAGAAAATGAATCGTCATTTCATGCGGTGATGTTGATTGTTTATTTCTGTGATGGTATAATCTATCTATTGAAGACATAGAAAGTTCTTTATGAAACACATTGATCCAGAATTTTATCTCGTTGGCGGCGCTGTTCGTGACATGGCGATGGGCATTGATCCCAAAGATATGGATTATGTCATTGTTGGAGCAAATCCAGAATGGATGATCGAGAACGGATATGATCAAGTCGGTGTTACATTTCCTGTCTATATGCATCCAGACCTCAATGGAGAATATGCTCTTGCTCGTCGAGAAAAGAAGACTGGGATTGGATATAATGGATTTGAAGTTCAGACAGAAGACGTAACTCTTGAGCAGGACCTCCAACGACGAGATCTGACCATCAATGCAATGGCTCTTGGTGATGATAATCAAATCATCGACCCATTCGGTGGGATGTCTGATATCGAAAACGGTATCCTTCGTCATGTGAGCGATGCTTTCAAAGAAGATCCGATGCGTGTTCTTCGTATTGCTCGATTCGCTGCTCGTTACGATTTCAAGATTGCACCTGAAACAGTCGAACTATGCAAAGAAATTGTTCTTTCCGGAGAACTTGATACAATTGATTCTAATCGTTTCTGGAAAGAAATCAATCGTGCTATGAAGGAACCTTATGCATATCGCTTCTTTGAGGTTCTTCTTGATTTTGATGCTTTTCTTCGTTGCGATTTCATTGGTGATGTATTTGGCGTTTTGATTAGAGAATGGGATGTTGTTGAAATCAAGAATACGCTAAATTATATCAAATCAATTGGTAGAGATGTTTCTGTTGATGTTATAATTGCGTCTGTGTCTATTGATAGACTCGGTCGAAATTTTGATAAATGCAATGCTTCTAGTAACGTGAAGTGGCTTGGGTGCGCTCGTAAATCGATGGAAAGATTCAAGTTCCCGTACACTGATGTGATTGATTTCTGCATCAAGTACAAAGTTTTTCATACAAAGAATGTAGAACAGCGTAAAGATCTTCTGGATTTGATTGATTGTAATCTTTCGGATATCGAACGTCGGCAATTTCATTACATCTTTGAAGAACTTGCATTTGAACCTATCGAAATTCCTGATGGACTTATTGGTAGAGAAATTGCAGGATACAAATTGAATTTCTATATCAACAAGCTTCGTGCTTACGAAGAAAGCAAATCGAAGCAATGAAAAGCTATATCGTTCTTGTGAGAAACCATATACCGGTCACTGGTGGATTGGGAATGTGTATGCAAAAAGCAGACAAGAAGCAAAACCAGAACTTCTGAAGATGGTTATGTCGATGACTCCGGATGGCACGAAGATTGTTAAAATAGCAGAAGGTAGTGTTGAAGTCAATATTATCAGTGAAGAAGATTGGGATGGATCTTTATAAGGAAAATGATGCCTAAGGACACACAGCAAGTATTAGTTGAGCAAAATATGCAATCAATCACTTTTGATTTCAAGATGGCAACCGAACTATTGGATATGTTCGGCGGAGAACCTGGAGAAGTAACTGTATGTCTTGGTGATGGACATAGCGGAAAAGGTGTCTATGCTTATTGGACAGAAATCCCAGAAGAAGGAACTGTTTTCTTGGGAGTTTCGGATGACGAGGCAATGCCAGAAAATAACACAGAACTATCTGCTGAATTCGATGTACGAAAGATCCTTCTGTATATCGTTCCAGGAGATGGGATGGGATTCGAAGTGTTTGCAAAGAATGTAGCAGATGTCGAAGACAAACTCACAGAATTGATTATGCGAGTAGATGATTTACAAACAGAATTGGATAATAAACGCTATGAGTGAAAGAATTGTAATTTACACATGTCCGATGTGCAATAGTGACAGAATCACTGTTACAGAAGAACATGTGATCATGATTAATACACTAGAGCATTATTGTCATAGCGTCAAAGCTCATGATTCGGATGCTAAAGTATCATGCCTAGAATGCAATTGGTCTGGAATTAAACAAGATTTACTATAAGGAACAAAATGAAAACATCTGAACAATGGTGGAACGAAGTAAAGAATGACCAAACAAAGCTTCATGAATGGCTTTTGAAGCAATATCATGGAGAACTTACTGCAGCGCAAAGAATTTTTGATATGCAGTTTGACGACACATCTCCGGATCACGCGGGAGTTCTTGCAAAGATTTCTTTGCAAGAATCAACTCATGCTAGTTGGGTTGCCGATCTTCTAGTCAGCCGAGGAATCGATCCTAACGATCACACAGGAACCATGCGTTATTGGAATCAGGTAGAAGATGCTGCGATTTCTTTCGAATCAAAAGCTGCGATTGCTACTCTTGCAGAAGGTATGCGACTTGAACGAATTCGAGTCATTGCTGCTGATGAAGATGCACCAGAAGACATTCGTAATGTGTTTCGTTTGATTCTTGTTGATGAAGAATGGCACGAAAAGGCATTTGCTTCTATGACTAATCAAGAATCAATTGAAGCAGTGCGTCCATTTCACAATCTAGGAAAAGAAGTTTTGGGACTTGAAGCATAAAGAGCTTTACTTTCCATCAGAAGATTGTTATAATTGATTTATGTTGAACATGGAGATTGTAATGACATCCCTAAAGA